TATATCATACGCAGGAGACGTTATGGAGGTGTATGAGGCTATCGTTCCAACAGATATAAAACCATCTTGCCCTCTCTTAACAACCTTATTTGCTTCATTATCTGTGCTGGCTTCGCTCTTTGCTAGATACTTACTATCGCTCTCACTCTTTTTATAAGCATCAACCTCTTGGGAGCTTATAAAGTCCTTGATAGACATAGACCTAAGCAAGCCTTCCCCTGTATCTCTTACGATAAATCTCCACCTATCAGATGCCAAAGCGTTCTTTATATCGCTCACTTCAGCTTTTGTTGTTGCATTAAGATAAACGTTAGTAGCATAGATGTTGCCTTGAGCGTTTCTTCTTACAAGCTTACCATTAGCATTACTCTCAGCTGCGTCACTCTCTCTTAGCACTCCTTGCAACAAGTTGTTAATCTTATTGCTAGAGTAAGTTTGAGCTACACCTGCTTGGGTGTCATTAATAAGCCCTGATTTGTTTAGGCTCTCTAAGCTACTCTTTAGGGTCTCTAGGCTAGCCTTAAGAGCGTTTAGCTCAGTTTGCTTACCTCTAAAATCAGCTATAATGCCCCTTATGTCGGTTAGAGCTGTGCTAGCTTGGTTAAGGGCTTCATTGGCTTTTGTGTCTATGCTAGCTTTAGTTGTGGCAATCTCTTGTTTTGTTCTTGTAGCCGCATCCCTTATATCTAGCTTAGTAGCATTACCTAAGTTTGTTAAGTCCTGCTTAGCATTGTTATAGGTAAGCAAGATGTCTGTACTCTTTGAGGTAACATCTACTAGCACACTTCTAACACTATCTAAGTTTGCTTTGACTTCAACAGCCTTACCCTCAACATCTCCTTTAAGCTCTTTAGCTTTTGCATAGTCAGCATTGAAGCTATCTATCTTTGTCTTAGCTTGCTCTAGCTGTACTAAGGTGCTCTCTAGCTTTGCTTTGGTCTCTTCAGCTCTGCTCTTTGTCTCTGCACTAAGTACCTTTAGCTCTTCGCCTGTTTGCTCTATGCTTGCTTTATCAGCATTAAACTTAACTAGCTTAGTATCTAGCTCAGCACTCTTAGCTGTTGCACTCTCTCCTAGCTTAGTTACAGCGTCCTTTTCTTCTTTAAAATACTTTGTAGCCCAAGACTTGTTAATGGCATCCTTATCATCCACAGGGTCAGCCACATAGGTAAGCCTTGAGCTTCTTGTATCAACTACTTTACTTCCATCAGGCAAAGGAGAGATTTTAAGAAACCTCTCTTCTGCATCTGCTATCTTTTGTGTAGTCTTATTTTTCCTAAAGACTTCATCAATCATTGCCTCTCCTTAACATCCATAGTGGTTGTTGTCTGTTAGCTTCATTTGCAAGTGCAGGGTCAAACCTTGTCTGCATATCTTTTTCTAGTCTCTCTTTAACTTTGTCTAGCTTTTCTTCTTCTCTAGTAATATAAATCTGTTTAGCACTAGAGTAAAAGGTTGTGATAATGTCTTGCAAGAAAGCAGCCTTGTCACTATCAAGAGCTAAAGCTTGGTAGCTAGGATTATTCATAACATCTATAAGCTTCTCTTTAAGTCCTAGCTCTTTTACTATGCCTCTTATAATGGTCTTATCAGCAGCTTCTATTGGTAGCTTTACACCATTAAACTCCATAGTATTTCCCTTTAGTGGGTCAGTGCCTACGCCTAAGCTTGCTAGTTCATATTCAATAGAGCTTCTATCAAAGGTAGCTGTATTTGTAACACCTAAAAACATACGTTCAGCCTTAGGGCTTGGCTCTCCAAAGAGGTTAAGGGATTTTGGCATCTCTCCAAAAGGTAGGCTAGCTGTTATGTAATCACGAAACTTTTGCTTCTCTGTCTTGCTATCATCTAGCCAATACTCCCTTATCCTTCTATTTAAGGCACTATAAGGCACACGAGCACCTAAGAGGTTATAAGACCACTTAACTACCTTTTGCCCCTTCTCTTCGTTAGGGTCTGAAAACAACTCTATGAAGTCCTTAGCACCTTTCATATAAGACTTGTTTGTTGCAGTCTTAATAAATGCACCTGTTAGAGCAGCTAAGAAGCTCTCATCTTGCTCTGGGTCACTCTCAACCTTATCCCAAGCACTAAGCACATTAGATACTAGAGCTATGTTTGATGAAAGTGGGTCAAGTCCTTCGAAGCTATAAGCTCTATCTCCTACTATGATGCTGTTTTCAGGTATGTTTGCTAGACCTAAAGCCTTGCTTTGCTTTGTATCTGTTGCTGATAGGATGATGCCATTTCTATATAGCTCCCATATAGTCCCTATAATCATAGAGCTAACAACTACTTGTGATATAGCCATAGCCCTTCTAGTGCCTCCTGCTGCAAAGTCTCCTAGCCACTCTCTACTAAAGAAGGTAAATGGAGGTATGCGTCTTAGCATCTCCTTTGTAATGTTTGCTGGAGTTGTTCTAAAAGGCACTACTAATCTAGCAACTGTTTTCATAACTATATTAGGGCTATTTGACATATCTTGTAGCCATCTTAAAGGTTGGTTAATCCCTAATGAGCCATTAGCTAGTGCGTGATACACAGGCTGTGTGAGTTTGTCAAAAGGATTTGATACAGATGTAGGAGTAGTAAATGTAGCCCTTCTTGCCATATCTATTGCTCTTTGGTACTGCTTAGTAGTAGGGTTATTTACAAAGTTGCTGATAAACTCAGCCTGCTCCATCTTAGAGCCAAACTTAAGCCCTTGCTCGTTCATAGTCTCAGCAGCTTGTCTATATAACTCTCCCTTATAAGATATGTTTTTAAAGACCTCATCAACTCCAGTAAGAGCCCTAAAGATAAAGTTATAGGTTAGGTCTGAAACATAGTCCTTTATGTCACTTGCTACTCTTTGCTCCTTTGGTATGAGCCTACCCTCTTCATCAAACATCTTGCCAAAGACACCTCTAACATTAGCTGTGAGTGCTTCGTTCCATTTCTCTCCCACATCTAGTATAGGCTTATTTGTCAAGAAGGCTTTTATGGCATTTCCGTTCTTACCATCTTTAGAATACTTAGCAAGCTTTAGGCTATCTTTAGCTCCTGCTACAAAGCCAGCCCACTTGTAGTAGTACTCTTTAAAGTGCTTAAGGTCTTTGTCTGCAATAGACCTACCTGCTAGAGCTGTAAGGTGTTCTATCTCTCTTAAGCCTATCATTGTAAGGTTGCCTAGCACGTTCTTTATGTGTGTCTGAGGACTTGAGAGCATAGCTCCTTGACCCATACCCATAACTACATCATACCAAGAGCCTCCACGAGACGCCCTTCTAGTAACAGCAGCTCCCTCTTTAACACTCATCTCATATCTTTCAGCAAAGAGGTCAAGCTCTTTGTTTATCTGAGCTAAGCCCCCTAAGCTATCTACGTTTGCTTGTAGCTCCTCTGTTGGTAAGTCTTTTAGTCTTATAGGTTTATTTAATAGCTTATGAGCGTTCAAGCCTCTACCTATCTCAGAGCTTATGCCTTTAAACATATCTTGCATACGTCCGTGCTGAAGCATCTTAGTGTATAACTCAGTAGCCTCTGCAATATCTGAAGCTCCTCTTTCTTTGTAGCTTTTGATACCCTCAAACAAATCCTTACCAAAGTCATTTAGAGTTCTGCCAATGGCTACAACCTTAGCGTTGATGTTTTGCACGCCCTTATAAGCGTTCTTAACAAAGTCCATATCAACATCATAGGTGTTAGAGATTTCTTCAACTTCTTTATGGGTTACCTTAGCTTTGTTTAGGTTAGCCTCTAGCTCATCAACGTGACTTACTACGTCCTCTTTTGTTACAAGCTTATCTGCTACGCTCTTAGGCTGCTCTACTTCTACCTTAGTAGGCTCAACCTCTTTACCCATAAGCTTAGCTTCCCTTTTGGTATCTATGGCTTCTTGTAGGCTCTTAGCCTCTTCTTCACTCTTTGGAGTAACTTTAGGGGTCTCTTTAGGTGCTTTTAAACCTGTGCTATCAATAGCTTTTTCTATCTCTTTTTCATAGATAGCTCCTGAGCCATTAGCTTTTAGGACAGCTGATTTCTTAATACCACCTATAACTTTAAAGATACTCTCTGCAAATGCACCAAGCCCTAAGTTCTCTATGGTCTGCTTAGTTCTAAGTAGCACTGCACTATCTCCCTCTTTAGCTCTTAGAGCCTCAGCTATGGCGTTATCAAGAGGGGTATCTTTTACTAGGTCACTAACCTTAGTATCTTTACCATCAAAGGCTGTAAAATCTACTACCGCACCTCTTGCCATACCAAGCAGTGCTGGGTTTTTAATAGTATTTGCAAAAGCTCCTGCTTTAGCTATACCAGTATATGGGATTAAGAATTGAGATAGGGTTCTCATAGCCTCTCCAAAGCTGTCTTTATCTTTTGGGAGTATCTTTGAGAAGTCTATAACATCCTTTTCGTTTGGGTCATCAGGGTAAAGAGACTTTTGGTGCTCTATCATATCCCCTAAGTTCTTACCACTCCACACATCATCAGCCCAAATCTTAGCCCTATCAGGTAGTCTTGAAAGACCCTTTATGCTATCTACTGCTAGGTCTTTAGTGTTCTCAATGGCATCAAGTGCTCCACCCATAGCGTTATAGCCAACCTCAGATAGATAGTATCTAAACTTATTTGAGTGATACTCTTCATATCTAGTAGCATCAAGCTCAGTCATACGTCCTGAGTTGTAAAGAGTGTTGGCATCTTCAGGGCTAAGTTCAAGCAGTCCTTTGTTTCTAAAGTTATAGCCTGCCCTTGCCATATAAGCTCCCTCTTTATCTAGTAGCCCCTTTTTATAAAGCACATAAGCATCATCAGGCGAGCTTATGCTAAAGGGGTCTGCTACTTTACCTTGTTCGTTTAAGGGATAATCAGGGGTGGGAGTATTTTCAATAGAGATGCCTAGCTTCTTTCTTATCTGCATAGGGCTAGGCATAGAAGCTTCTTTAGTTAGCCCTCCCACATCATCTAGTGAAGAAGCTTTCGTCGAGGTCATCTCCTGTGCCTCTTTGGTCGGTAGATTTAGTGTTGTCAAATCTGCCACTTCTGATAGATTGTGTTTTACCTCCATTTGCTTTATCCTTTTTAGTTGTCTCTCTTCCTATATATTCAGGTCTTATAAGTCCAGTATCATCATCTATAACCCTATCAGTTAGGTCATCTAAGAAGTCATTTATCTCAGGCACACTCACTTTTCTTTGCTCTTGTTGAGCCTTATAGATAAACTTAGTAACCTCTCTATCTACTAGCTGAAGAGCCTTTGTAGCATCTCCTCTCATATTTTGATTTAGCTTATCTAATGTAGTTTTACCTATGCGGTCATTTAAGGCTTCCTTACCTGACATAAGGGCTTTCCACTCAGCTGTATTGCTACCCAAGCCTATACTCTTTAAGCTTGTCTCTGTATCGCCTATGCTCTTTACTAAGCTTGTGTAGTCAGTTTTTGTAAGATATGCTTTGTTAGCCTCAACATCATCAAAGCTTAGATTACCCATTTGATTTTTTCTTAGTAACCTTGTATAAGCCTCAGTATTTGTTGTCTCTGCAAAGCCAGCATTTTGACTAAGGCTAACACCAAACTTCATAAGCCTTGCTCCATCCTCGCCATTTATAGCTCCACTTTGGACTGCCTGAGCTACCATATAAGGGAGGGATTTAGCATATTTGACTTTACTTGCCTCATCTAATGTGTCATAAGTATAAGCCTGCATCCACATATTAGCTGCATTCTTTTCTTGAGCTTTCTTAAGTAAAGCCTCTTGCTCTTTTCTATACTCTTCTTTAGCCTTAATGCTTTGAGCCTCTAGGTTATCCATCATATCCTTGTAAGGCATAGAGATAGCTCCAGTCTTTGGGTTACTACCAACTACTGTGTCATAAAGTAGATTGCCATCAGCACCCCTAAGACCTCTTAGGCTGTAAAGGATTGCATCAGCTTTCTTGAAGTTACCCTCATTTACAGAGGCTAGCATCTTATCTCCTGCTCTATTAACTACAAAGGTAGCTAACTCATTAGGGCTAAGCCAAGAGCCTCCTTCGCTCTCTCTTGTTTGAGCTGAGATTGAGTTCATAGTCTCTTGAAAAGACATAGGATTTAGCTCCCCTTTATCAAACATACTATCAACGTAGTAATTAACAAGAGTGCTAGTAGAGTTTAAAAGCTTTGTCTTTCTATCTTCTATGTATGCTTTGTTATAGGCTTCTTCTCCCTCTAGGAGTGCCTGTTTAGCCATAAGGATACCACTCTCACTCATAGCTCCATTACGCTCATTAGAGTTCATATACTCCTCATTAAAGACGTTTTGGTATGTCTCTTTATAGAGGGCATCTGTCCTTGCTCTAGGGTTTGGGTCATCTAAGAAGTAGTTGTTTTGCTTTAGCTGTTCTAAGAATTGGGTCTTTAAATCAATAGCTCTAGCTTCATCTTCAGTAGCCCTGTAACCTCTCTTGTAAGCCTCTTCAGAGTGCAAGAAGCCACCAACCCTAGAGCTATCCATCTCAAGCCTTTCGTTAGCGTCTTGCATACCCCTTAAGGTATCTTCTTTAACGTTCTCTTGATATTTAGCACCTGCTATTCTCACAGTGTTACCTGCAAGCTCTCTTAAAAGCCCTCCTATCCTAGCGTTTTGTCTAGCGCTTTGTACGTCAGAGTTAAGACTTAAATCAGTAGGCACATACATATTTATAGGCTGAGCTACAACGTTTGGTGCTGATGAATTACGAGATAGCATAGGGGTTTCAACCCTCCTTACTGCTATCCTAGAGTTTTCTATTCTCATCTATTACCCCCAGTTTGATTTGAAGTTAGTAGCATAAGGGCTTCTTTTAATCATAAGGTTCTTTTGCTGAGTGGTAGTAGCACCTGCCTTTGTAGCATTGGATGTCTCCATAGGGGTTGTACCGCCTGTTTGATTTGTCTGAGTACTTTGGTTCATCATCCCTGATTGGTTCATAGCTCCATATACTGTGCTATACATCTGCAAGCCTCCCACAGCTCCTGCTAGGGCTGCTTCTAGGTGGCTAGCTCCGTGTTTCTTGTATTGAGACTGAAGGCTCTTAACACCACTTGTATATTGGCTAGATAGTCTCTCATACTCCCTAGCGTTTTGAGCGTGCTCGTTCTCTTCATTTTGATTTATTACACTTAGGTCTTGGTTCTCATTAAACCTTGAGGCATTAAAGATTGCATCTATGGAGTTGCCTACTAAGCCTCCACTTTCAACCCTTAATCTTGACCTCTCTCTTAAAGCTTCAGCCTGTCTCTTTTGACGTTCTACTGCTGCCTTATCTGATATTTGTTGGTTCTGCTCTTGTAAGGCTACTTGCTGAGCCATCATGTTGCTTTCTTGTTGCTTTACCTCTGCGTCTATCGCCTTGTTCTGAGCTTTGTTTTGCTCTACTGTTTGATAGGCGGTAGCTGCTGCTGAGATAGCTGCCATTGCTATTGGTATAGCTATCATATAACACATATTAAAAATCTCCTTTATCTAAATGAAACTTAACAAAGAGTGTCTCTTTATCCTTAAAGGTTACATACTCTTTATCAAAGCTAAAGCCTAAACTCTTAAGCCACTTTATAGAGGGCTTGTTCTTTAGGCTCACATAGTTATAAACTCTTGTTAGACCAAGTTTAAAGAAGCAGTAAGCTAAGCCATCATAACAAAACGAGTTAGAGCTAAAGAGGTGCTTATTAAATAGCTCATCACTACATAACACCCACACTATGCCTGCCTTCTCATCCTTAGGGTCTCTAGCAACTCCACCTGCACCTATACACTTCTCACTCTCATCAAGGAGTAGCCAAGCAACTATTGAGCTATCTAGGCTATCCTTTAGAGCTTGCTTAGGGCTAATATCACTTTGTGCCTTAAGCTCATCTCTCTCACGCTTGCAAATCTTAAGCTCCTTTACTACATCCCAATAGCAAGGCTTATATGTAAGTGTTCTTATCATAGTGGCTTATCTATTAGTGAGGTTAGGATTTCAAAGGAGACTGATTGAATGTATATAGGCTTAATGCCAGCACTCTCAATGCAAAGCTTGTTATCCTTAGCTTCTCCACGAAGTATGAAGGTTCGTTTATAGATACTAGGACGTGCTGTGCTTGTTAGGTTATCCCAAAAGTACCTTAGCTTCTCTTTATCAAATGAGTAATCTCTAATACTTACATAGACATTAGCAGCCTTAGCTAGATATATGGTAGCCCTTCTAAGCAGTGTTCTACCATCTATTGAGCCAACTACATCATTAGTAAATTTAAGAAAGATTGGCGAGAAGTGATACTTAAATGAGTACTTATAGCCATAGTGTAAGCCGCCTGCAATAGCGTTTTGTAAGTCATTCTGAGTAATGCTAGAGGTTATCTCAGAGCCATCATAGTACTTTCTCATAATGACATTAGGGGTAGCTAGGATTTCTCTAGCATCCTCTTTCATAGCACTAAAAGGCTTATCAAAATCTACACACTCATAGTCTGAGCCAACTAAGCCTAAGTCTATCTTACCTAGTACTCCATCTCCAAAGGCAATATAGAGCTTATTATCAAAGCAGAATATACCAGCTACACTCTTAGCAAACGTCCATACACTCCAAGAGCTTTGGGTTTTCTTATCTCCACTCCAAGCATACTTATAGACATAAAGCTTGCTTGAGTAGTCACTTACGAATAAGATGTCTTCGTTAGGCATACCTGTTACAAGGTAGTTGCTACTTGATTTAAGAAGGTCAGGCACGTGGTCTGTGACACTAGGAGCGTCATTAATCATACCATCGTTTTGTATGAAGTACTCTCTTAAGCTTACACCATTACCTCTTGGAGAGATAAAGTATGTCATCTGTCCTAAGCTTACAGGTCTTACAGAGCCATCAAATGGATAAGATAGTATTGGTGCTACGTTTATAGTCTTTGATGAAAGAGGGTCATTACCACTATTAAGGATAAACTGCTGGTCGTCTCCAAATATCATAAGGTTATCTCTACTTGCCTTTGCATAGTAAAGCGTTGTTACAGAAGTTGAAGGCACATCTACATCTATTGGAGCGTCATCAAGAGCGTCTGTAACAGTACCTGCAAAGAAGTTAAAGAAGTCTCCAACCTTTGTAAGGCTAACTGATTGTCCGCTTAGTATGCCAAGCCTATTAGAAAACAAGAATATATCATTGATAGTGTTATCTACAAAGCTTGGGTTTGGGTTAGAGTTCTCATCTCCCACAGCCCTATCAGACCAAAGACAATACTCAAGTGCAAAGTAAAGACCAAGAGGATTGTTATCACTTCTATACCTAGCTATGTCTTGTTTTCTTATTAGCTGAAGAGGCATAGTAGAGTTATCAAACTTATGATAGCCATTAGGCTCTCTGTACTCTTTCCACACACCAGTTGATGCTATCTTCTTACCTTCTTTTAGATAGCTCTTTTCATATCTTACCCAGTATGTGCCTTCATCACTATCTGTCTTACCAACTATCTGAAGCACAAAGCCATCAGGAGCTTTTGGAGGCAAGGCATTAAATGCTTGAGCTCTACCTTTAAAGGCTTTAAGGGCTGCATCTCCCCAACTATCTCCAACCTCTATGGTAAAGTCTGACTTATCCTTAGCCCAAACTTCTATAACAGCACCATTTAATGACGTCTCAAATATCCCTCCAGCTCCTGCATTTATCTGACTAGCAAGGTTAGCTGCTATTGTCTCTGTTCTATAAGTGCTACCTTGATTAGTATTACCTGATTGGTATGAGGCATTGACTGTGGTGCCTTTTTTAGTAAGGACAACCCTGTAATTCTGCTCTGCCACACCTTTACTTACATAGATGATAGCTCTTTTATCATACTCTGAAAGGCTGGTTGTGTTGCCTCCTGATATAGATTGCTCCATCCACCCATCTACTTCTAGTGTAAAGGCTGTACCATCCACCTTTCTAAAGTAAAAGGTAGGTCTGCCATTTTCAAAAGGGATGTTTGGCTGAGTAGCAGAGAAGCCTGTACGAGCATTGATTTGGTCTCTAAGCTCTTGAGCTATATCATCAAGTGTCTCTGCTTCTCCAGTATCTCTCTTTTTACCATCTACGTGTGTATAAGTTGCTAGAGTAACTCCATCTACCTTTATATAGTATGTGTGGGTCATATCTAGCCTAGCGTTAATGGATAGCTTTACCATAGCTGACATATCAGAGTTAGAGGTAAAACTATCTACAACTTGCTTCATCCTTACAACTCTACGTTTATTAACAATAAAGGTGTAGTCTCCTATGGTTGTCATAGCTATATCGTTTTGTGGAGACTTTGTTGTTATGTAGTTTTGATGTTGTGTTATGCCCTCTACTGGATACTCAAATCCCTTTAGGTTCATAACCTTTAGGTCTCCCTTAGCATCTAGCTTTATGATATAGCGTTCATCTTCATCTCTGTTTATCGTATGCCAAAAGGGCTTAGCGTAACCTAGACCTGAGCTAATGATGCTTACAGGGGGTCTTTGGCACAGTCCATAAACTAATGAGCTTATGGCATTTTCTTGGTAGTTGCCTTGCGTCTCAAGCCTAAGCGTAGGGGCTTGTTGGCTCATACCATTAAAAAGCCCTGCATAGTGTTTAGTTATTAGTGTTTGCATTTGTTACCTTTAGTCTGTATTTAGGTCTTACGCTAGATGTGACAGCTTCAGGGTTGTTCTCCTTATCAAGTATCCTTGAGACACTCTTAGAGTTCATAAAGGATAGTGGAGCTAAGCTTTGACCTGCTAGGGCTTTAGCTCTTACAATCATCATCTCATCTAGTACGTACTTTCTAGGGCTGATAATAGCTGTTGGCTGATGTAAGAAGCTTGCTTTATATCTTGCATAGCTAAATACTGCCTCAGGTATCTCACTATCTTCTACACCCTCTTCGATGCCTAGCTCAATCTTAACCTCTCTTAAGGCTCTGTTATAGAGTGCTTTAGGAGCTATTAGGTTTGTTATTAGGCTAGCTTCAGCATTATCCATATCTTCAGTTGTGATAGGTCTTTGAGCTTCAGTAGGTATAAGAATGCTTTGAAGTCTAAACATAGTCTTGTTAAGGATGTAGTCGTTTATGACAGAGTTAAACTCACTTTGTGTATAGCCATAGGTAGCTATAAACTCATCTGAAACTTTTGCATAAAGCTCAGGTGGATACAATCTATTTGCTATTATTGCTAAGCGTAAATCAAGCTCGTTTTGGTTCTTTTCAGCATCTGATATAACATAGTTATCAGGGCTTAGGATAGACTTTTGAAAGTTATAACTAGCTATTATCCTAAGAGTTTGTGTTATATTACTAGAGTTACTTAGGTCTGTTGGGATTACATTACTAAAGCCATAGATTGCAAAGAGTTCTTTAGCTGTGGCTTCTAGTACCTCCATAGGCACTTCTCTTCTTGTTATGAGCCTCTTCTTAAAGTCTTGGTAGCTTTGCTCTACACTCTCTATACTTAGCGGATATTCATCAACCTTAGCAAAGAGTATGGCTTCAAGCTTGATGAGTGCTAGGTTTTGCTTTAAGCTCTTAGGCACAAGGCTACTAAAGCTGTAAAGCTCGCTTAGCTCTGTATCAACTTCTGCTTGGATGTTCTTAGGTATTAGTTTCTTTCTTATGATAGCTCTTTTGTTATAAGCTTCATCCTCTGCGGTAAATTCGTGTAAGACTTCACTTGATACTACGTTTGTTTGAAACTTACGACCTGCAACTGCTACAACTAAGTTATAGACCTCTATTGGCATATTATTGAGTGTGTTTATGCCATTATAAGCAAAGTCATCATTAGTGTAAGGCAACTCATCTATTGCATTTTGAAGCATACGTTTAGCCATTAAGGCACTAGGGTCATTCATATCCTCTAGCATCTCTTGACCTACGCTTAACAATATTGTATTTACTGCGTCCTTTATTCTATCGTTTGGCATTATTTCTCCTTATTTTATTTTTGACAAAAAGGGGAGCATAACGCCCCCTATGTTATGCGAATGAGCCTGTTGGGAGCTTGCCTGCTCCTACTCTATTCTTATCGTGGATTACTTGAGCCCAGTTAGCTGGCAAGGCTGCTTTACGGATTTCAACAGCACATTCAGGTCTTAATACACCCATACCACAAGCTAGGCTTGCTCTAGTCCAAGTACCCATTCTGCCATCATCATCCCATATCTTAGTAGTGATGTCTCCGCCTTTTAATACACCAACTGCTTCATTAGTACCTACAAAGGCAATAGTACCTTCACAGTTAATACCGTGATACTCATCGTAAAACTCTTTATTAGCTGGCTTTGTTGCATCAACGTTTGGTAGGTAGTTGTGATAAGTTAGTGGGATGCCACCAATCTTAAACACAGTGCCTTCTGCATAATCTCCTACGTTGCCATAGTCTTTGTTTAGTAAGGCTCTGTTTTCGATAATCTCGAAGTATGTATCAGGGCTTGTTACTGCAAAGATTTCTCCTGTAACGTTCTTTTTGATTAGCTCTTTCTTAGCTGCTATCAAAGCTTTAGCAAATGCATTAACTCTTGTAGCAAGGTCAGCATTAGCTAGGTTTGTATCAACTATTACAGAGCCTCCATCATACTCATCCATAACGTTCTTTAGACGAGCTGCTGTGATAAACTTCATCTGAATGTTGCGGTCATACTTTTGAGCTAGGACTTCTCCCATCTTCTTTGTATATTCTTTACGTGCATCGTAATGCAACATACTTTCATTGAAATCATCAGTGAAGAATGAGCTTACAAGAGGTCTATCAAGAGTTAGCTCTGATTTGTCGTGAGCTACCTCTGAGCCTTTAATGTGCTCGCCTGCGTTATGGTAGTAAGCACCTATGCCACCAATGTGCTCGAAGCGAAGTGACTTAGCACCATTTATCTCTTTTCTTTGGTACTTACCCTCCATAGCTACGTTTTTCTCAAAGCTAGATAGGATTTCTCCAGTTACCTTTTCTACTAGAAGCTCTCTATCGTTAGCCTCTAAGCCACTAAATGAGCCGTTCTTGCTACCACTATTTAAAGCTGTTGCTTTATCCATCTATGTTCTCCTTGTTGTTATTGTTGTTTAAAGCCACCAAGCCTTAATGTGTTGGCTAGCTTTTCATCTACTTCTGCTCTGTATTGAGGGCTTTTGTTATACCTCTCATCAGAGATTGCATTGGCGTAGTCTCTACGTGTTAGAAATGTATCGTTTCTAAGACCTCCGCTACTTGTCTCTCCCATAGTTAGCTTAGGCTTACTTGTGCTATTTAGGCTCTTTCTTGCATACAAGCCCTTAATGGCAGCATTCATTCTTCTTTGGTTGCCACTATTTATAGCCTCGTTATAGTCCTCTATTTCATCTTCTGTGAGGTTCTCGCTAGCCCAAGCTATCATATCTGTATAGCCCTGCTTACCACCAACTAAGTTATATGCTTGATTGGCTGCTTGTTCTGTTACGTAAGCTGAGGCTACCTTTAGGTTTTCTATATAGTTATCCACTAGGTTCTTAGGGAAACTCTTATATAGCTCCTTACGTGATGCCTCTCCAATATCGCCTGTATATCTTAGTTCGTTCTCGTACTTTGAGTAGTCGAAGTCTTCGCTAGGGTCATAAGTCTGTTTAGGAGTATCTTGTGGTTTATCTGTTGTGATTTTAAGACCAGCATCTTGTCCGTTGTCAATGGTCTTAGCACTAGCTGTTTGAGAAGGTATCTCTGTTTTGCTTGGCTCAGTGCTAGTCTCAACGTTAGTATCCACCTCGTTACCAATAATGTTATCACTCATTACTCCTCCTTAAAACCTAATGATTACCTGAGTATCATCAGTGTTCTCCACTGGATTAGCCTTGCCTACCTTAAACTCTTCGCTCTCACTAAAGCCCTTAGCTTCTACTGCTAGGCTGTCAGCGTTAGACTTAGGTGTCTCTTTGGTATTCTCAGCTTGCTCTAGGTTCTCATTGTTCTCTTGTTCGTTCTTGCTAGTATTCTTAGCCATTTATATCTCCTTGTTGCATTTGTGTCATTTGTTGCATTACGCTTGGGTCTGTCATAGCTTTGCTAATGCCACTCACTAGGTTTGGAGTAGCCTTACTCATAAGCTCTTGTTGCTGAGCTTGTTGTTGTTGCTGTGCTATGGTGTCAGCATCCAAGAGTATGTCAGTATCTTTTATGCCAAGCGATGTAGCTAGGCTCTTTAGTACATACTCATAGTTAATCATAGAAGCTGCTTGTGGTGCTAAAGTGCTAGCTGTTTGCATAAAGGTTATAATCTTGTTGTAGTCTTGTCCTCTACCTAAGCCCTCTAAGCCTGTTGTGATAAGTGGTTCTATGTTCTCACTACCTTCAGGGAATGCTCCACTCTCTCTTAGCTTTTGTATCTTTAGCTTGATATAAGGGAGTTGAAACTCCTGAGATAACACGCTATACGTACCACCTAAGCTCTCTTCAAGCTCACTTGCCATTGTCCTTATCTCTTCAGCTGTTACTCTTTCAGCCTGCCTTTGTATGCTAGAGTTCATCATAAAGTGAAATGCTAGGTCTTGCTTAAGGTCATTAACGCTCTCTCTTATGGTTGCAATGTCTGCGTTCTTATTAACCTGAAGCACGCTAACGTCTTCTGCGTTACCTTCTAACACCTCTAGGTTCTCAGCATTTGCAATATCTACGCTTCTAGTTGTGCCATTAGGGGCTACAAAGAAGAGCACCTTAGCACTTGCACTGCTAGCTTCTAACCTTGCCTGAGATAAGCCCTCTAAGCTCCTTAAATCTCCTATGACTTCATCTACATAGCTTCTGCCATAGTTCTCATTAGGCAGTGCAGACCACCTAAGAGCTAGATAAGGTAGCTCATCTTTCTCAAACTCTCCATCAGCCTCAGGTAAGCTAAAGCCACTTACTTCTTGAGCTGTTATCCACTTATCTTTGTCCTTATCAAGATAGACCCTTGTATAAAGCTCTACATAGTTCTTTGAGCTTTCTAGTTGTTTTGTTTTAGCTAGTACTGCGTTTCTGATAGTTTCATCAGTAATAGCCATAGGGGCTATCTGCTCTTTTATCAGAAACTCTAGTAGATTGCCTAAAGGGTCTCTTTGACAAACGTATTGGTCTAGTCTATAAATCTTTAAGGATGCACCTTTAACGTCACTAGGGAAGTATAAAAGGGCATTACCTGTAATGATTAATAGCCTTAAGAATTGAAAGATTTGCACCCTCTCTCCACTAGCTTCAATGTGATTTACAAGCACACTCTCCATCTGTGATAATGTAGCTTCTACATCTTCACTCTTAGAGCCCTCTTGGATTAAGCTAGGGTCAATGGTAAATCTAAAGAAGGGGCTATTTGGTGGCAATAGCGTTAGCATAAGCTTTGAGGCTAATGTATTAACACCTCTAGCTCCTTGTGATTGAAAGGGTTTATAAAGCTTTGTCTGCTCGTCACTACCATCAGGAGGTAGTAATGAAGGTATAGTTAGCTTAGCACACTCTCTTGCTCTCTCTAGGACACTACTGCGTTTATTTTCTAGCTGTTTGTATCTTGTAGCTAGAGATGTTACCTCTACCATTTAACCCCCTCTAGCTCATTACGTTTAAGCCTGTGGAGCTGTCAGTTGTCTTTTGGATTGGTATAGTAAGCCTTGAGCTACCCTTACGTTTCTTTCTTTGGTTCTTTGTATCGTCACTATCCCCTACCTTTAACTCTGCTGTCTCTGCTGGAGCTGGTGGTGGTGGTGCTGGTTGTGGGTCTGGTGACCTGTGTTTTCCGCCTCCGCACATATTATCTGTCCTCCTTTGTTGGTATGTTAAGCCCTGTTAAGGCATCTGTTGTCTTTTGTATAGTAAGTCCTGATAAGCCTCTGCGTCTTCTTCTGCCTTTGGCTGTATTCTCGCTTACACCTATCTCTGCTGTTTGGAGATTAGCCTGAGAAGCCCTTGAGGCTGCCTCTGCATTCTTTTGCTGTTGTATTACACGTCCAAATAGAGCTGTAAGAATACCCATCAGTTAATCTCTCCTTTGTTTAAGTTTCTCTAGTTCATCTAGTAAAAAATCTATAACACTTCTTTGTCCTAGCTTAAAGTAAAGTTCTTTCTTAGTTAGGTTAAAGTCAAGGCTCTTAGAGTTTCTTATGGATAATCTAGGATAAGCTTCATTTAAAGCTAGTATTAATCTCTCGTGGTCTATGCTTATAGGTATAGCCATAACTCTCCTTTAAGATAATCTATAACCCCCCCTTACCCCCCTTGGAGAATGTGTTTTTCTCCTATAAGTGGCGGGTGACTTCTAACGCCCTATTTTAGGGGGTTTCTAAAGGGTGGGTAAATGTGCGTTTCTAAGGTCAATATTAAGTGGTTCATAGCTCCAAAGAATAGGCTTACCTCCTTTAAACTCATCAACTCTTAGCATCCTTGCTACTCTAGCTTGGACTATTGCATCATCATTGGCATACATAAAGTAATTATCTATGTCACCCTCACACTTGTCATAGTAAGGCTTCATATACCAAGAGAGGATAGCCTCCCAAATATCTTTACAAGGTAGTGCTTTCTTTACTATCTTGTTACCTTCTAAGCTTATCTGCCACTTTAGGTATTCATTTAGGATTTCTTCAGCCTTTTTCTTACCTATGCCTTTACACCCACCATAACCATCTGTGCTATCTCCTGTAAGCACTTGTGTAAAGAATACACGCTGTCCTTGAGCGTAGCTAAGCTCATATCTTAAGTCCTTACGCCAGTTGTAGTGCTCCCCCTCAACTTGGTTTAGGTCTTTATCTATATGAGCTAAGATGTTATTTATTGGGTCATTGCTAAGATGTATAGAGCAGGCGTCATCTGCTTCTATCTTAGTAGTTATCTTTGCACCATACTTGGTTACTGCATACTCTTTTAACATTGGTAAGAGCTGTGGTTTTGGTAGGTCTTTTCTGTTGTGTTTGTAGGTTGGTAAGATGTCATACCTAAAGTTAGTTTTACCTGTAAGATAAAGCTGTGTCTTAGAGCATTTGGTGTTATCCTTTAGCTTCTCTATTGCTTCATCTAAACTCTTTCTTGCTCCCTCTTCATCAAGGACTACTACTTGGTTATCCTCTGAGAAGTCAAAGGTGCTCTCATTAACGCTAGCAGCCTCATAGAGCAAGCTATCTGCGTCTATGATAAGTGTTTTATCATTTTTCTTTAATAATCTCCTCGCCAAAGATAAGCTCCTTTATGTCCTCTTTGCATTGCTCTTTGTCTCTGCCTTCTTCATAGGCACGAATAAGATACTCCATAGCCATATTTAAATCCACATTACCAACAGGGATTACCTTGCTTAGTAGTTCAAGCATTAAAAACCCTTGATTAGTCATATCATTTATGTAGGCTGCGTTAGCTCTATGCTCTATATAGTCATCTCCGTAAAATGTTGAGATTAATCTAGCTTGAAACACCCTTAGCCAAAAGACGTAAGAGCAATACTCATAAATCATCTCAGACATATTGTTAGCTCTGTAACTAGCCATAAAATCTGAAGAGATGTCTGTAAGGGTCATAGTCACATCCCTAACGTTAAACTCTGTTCTGTCTCCACTTGTTAAAGCCCAGTCAAGTATCCTCTTTTGTTTGCTGCCATTTATCACTTTTCACTCTCCTTTATTTTTAGTAGTATTAGATAGCCTATAAGGTCAGTTATAGTATCTTCGTTGTAACTCTCGTTACCTTTTGCTATACGGCTTAGCTTGTCATCTATACGCACTCTAAGACCCTCTAGCTCATCAGCCTTGCTAAATATCCTCACAGGCTCAAATGCAGAGTTGCCATAGCTCTCGTTTTTCTTTATTAGAGTTGTTGCTATGTCTCTTACAACTTCTGTAACCTTGTCTCTAAAGTCCATTTAAACCTCCTTTATGTAGTAGCCCTTATATCTTCTCTCTTTAGGTTTAAGGGCATCATTAAGCTCTTTAGCTCTAGCAAGAGCTACTGCACGTGATGTATATGTAGCTATTGTCTTAGCTTCATTCAAGCTTCTATCAAAGCTATAAACTTCGTAACTCTTTGTCATAGCTATCCTTTACAACGTGAGGCTTAACAAAGAAAAAGGCTGTATCGTTCTCTTTGATAGCTCTTTCGTTTTGCTGATTTGCTTCAAACTCTGCTAGCTTCTCATCAAAGAAGCATTGATGAAAGCAGGTTCTGTCATCTTTTATTATTCTGACTTCATATATTTTTATCATATAGTTTTCTCTCCTCTTCTTCTAAACTAGGTCTTCTTCTCCAAGACCACCATTCAGAGCCATCATACTCCTCTCGCTCTAGCCAATCAGGGGTATCTTTAAAGGTTATAAATCCTCTCCAATACTGAGTGCCATAGCCCCTATCATAGCTAAGCTCACTCTTAGGTATCTCATCCCAAGTGATTTCTCCTTTACCTATGTAGCTAGGATTGTCCGAGACATACCAACCCCCTATATACTCAAGCTTGTATTCATCTACTTTGTGGTCTCCTATGAGCTCCATAGTTTCTTGTTTAAAGTTAGTCATTATCTCTCCTCTCAAAATACCAACACACACTTTTATAAATGTTTTCCCAAAACTCCATAAAAGGTTCTGGTGCTTCTTTTATACGTGGCAACACTGCTTTTGGCATACATATCGCAAGCAGAGGAATTAATAGTCCAAAGTAAGCGACAAATGATATAATGAAAAGAGGGCTAAATATAAGCAGGACTAGCCATTTTTGAAGTGTTTTTAATCTACGCATCGAGTAACTCCTTATCCTCATAGATGTTGCCTAAGACTTTTAGATTATCTACTTCATTGAAATACCCGTTGTAATGGTCTTTAGCCTTAAGTACGTAGCTAGCAGCATTGCTATCCCATTCAACAATGCCTTTATAGTTTCGTTTAGATGCTGTAAAACTAATGATATCTTTTTCAAATATTCTGCAACAATGAATATCCTTTATGCCTGTGTATTGCATAACATCATACAAGCTAGGGCAATCTAGTATTGCTCCAAAAGATGATATATCAACAGGATAGCTATCATAGGTATGCTCTGCATCATATATCATTTTCTTTTCTTCTTTATCCCAAACTCTATATCTTGGTCTCATTAGTTCTCCTTTAGTTTAAATCCAAGAGCATATATAGGCTTTCACATAAGCGTATCGTGATTAGCTGCAAACTCTTTATCCATTTCAGGTATAGTCTTTCTAAATAGGCATATAGAGTATCTTTTAGAGACATAATCGTAAATATTAAAACACCACAATACATCTCGTTCATTGATAAACTCTTTCTCTACATATTCAGGAGTTTTATTTACCATATCATCTAGCCTGTAAAACTCTTGTGTTGCTTCAGTGACCTCATATACTTCAATGTCTGTATAACCTTCGTCTGATTTATAAACTAATCTATCTCCTACTTTAAACTTAGGTGCAGAGTTGGGTCTTATTCTGTATTCCTCTCTATCAAAATCCCAAGTATCCGTGCCTTTTGCAAACCAGCATTGAAAAATGGTATCGTAGGCATCCACGATTTTACCCTCAGCATAGGCTGTGATAAGCTCTATCTTTTCTTCTGTTGTCATTTGTCTGTCTCCTTATTACTGATAGGTAATCTAAATCCTATAGAGTACATAGGTGTAATATCTGTTATCTGTCCTTTATAGTATTCTTGAATATCTGGTATTGTTGTCATAGTCGTATTAAGTAATTTATTAGCGTTATCTGGAGTTACCCCAGTAAAGAACCATAGCACTTCGTTTATATCTATGAAGTTACTATGGGCAAACTTTTTACTTCTTCCAACTCCACCATCGAAGTAGTACCAGTCGTTACTTATTTCTGTACATTTATATAGTGCTGGATTAGCTTTACCTTCTTCAGTTTTATCTACTAATACGTCTCCTACTTTAAACTTAGGTGCAGAGTTAGGTTTAATACGATACTGACCTAATTCAAAGTTCCAAGCATCTAAACCTACTGGTTGCCACACCTCTACTCCATCATATTCATAAAGACGTTCTACTGTCTCTTTGTTATGGTAAGCAGTAATTATCTTTATCTTTTCTTCCAGTGTCATCATCATCATATATCCTTTTAAAATCATTTGCAGAGCCTTAGAGAGCTTTTAACCCTTTAAGGCTATCATTTATCATCTAAGAAGCGTTCGTTTAACCTAGAGCTTCCTAGGCACCTTTATGAGCCTCTTTGATACTTTCTAAAACCATAGTAAGCACATTTAAGCTCATTGCATTTCCTGCTTGCTTATACATCTGAGAGTTACTAACAACTATCTTGTAGCTATCATCAAAGCCTTGAAGCCTTAGGTATTCTCTAGGGGATAAAACTCTTATCTTGTCTTGTATAAGCACTTTAACTTGATTGTTTCCACCTGTTCCTGCTGCTGCTAATAAGCACGGAGAAGCACCCTCAACGCTATAAACCCTTCTCATATTTGCTCTAGAGCAATCTGTCTTTGCTACTTGAATGATAGATGAGCCTATGGGTTTTGGTAAGAGTTCATAGGGTTTGTTTAGATACTTATTGTTATCAGTATCCAAGAAGTCTTTAATGCTCTTGGTAAGCTTTACAGGCTTTTTGAAGCTAATGCCTAAATCCTCTTTACTCCCAACTAAATATAGTCTCTCTCTGTTTTGAGGTATCCCATAGTCTTTAGTGTTAAGGATTTGATATGTTAAGAAATATCCAAGTTCTTTAACGTATTCTAGTAATGTGTTAAAAGTCTTACCTTTGTTTATGCTTAAAAGTCCTTTGACATTTTCAAAGATAAAATACTTTGGTCTAGCTTCTTTTAAAACTCTTAGATATTCATAGAGTAGTTGCCCTCTTTCTCCTGCTATGCCTGCTCTTAAGCCTGCGAGAGAGAAGTCTTGACAAGGGCTACCACCTATTAAGATGTCTATCTTGTCTTTGTATTTAGAGCCATCTATCTCTCTTACATCTTTGTAAAACTCTTCACAAGAGACGTTAGCTTCAAAGCTAGCTCTAGCATACTTATCTATCTCACAAGCAAAGACACATCTAGCATCATCAAACACAGCCTTAGTAGCTATCTCAGCAGTTCCAAGCCCACTAAATAGTGAGCCAAGTCTCATCTTATTACCTCTATAAAAATCATCATAGCTACCAAGCCAACAATGCTTGAGAGCATAAATCTATTAAGAGCAATATCTATCTTTTCTTCAAATAACATCATCTATCCTTTTATCAGTGTGTTTCTTTCCAAGAGTTGCCTATCTTGGCTTCTCCTGCTAGTGGTATCCTAAACTTAAAAAACTCTGTAACAAGCTCAAAGCTCTTTAGGCATATCTCACTAACCCTAGTGGCGTACTCTTCTTTGACTTGGATTTGCACCTCGTCGTGGATGTTTGCCACAAACTCATAATCATCTCCAGCCTTTAGCTCCCTTTGTAAGAGTTCATCAAGGGTTACTAGATACTGCTTCATCACGATAGCTCCAGCACTTTGTAGAAGCACATTAAGAGCTGAGTGTGCTGAGCGTATCTTTAGGGTTCGCCCATCTAAACCTTTAATAAACTTTTGGGATTTTGCTTTAGCTGCTACGTCTTCACGTAGGCTTGTAAGGGCAGGTAAGCTTTTTAGAAATCTCTCCTTTATAAGCCAACCATCTATGGCATAGCATATTAGGTCAGAGTTAAGTTCTACCCATCTACCTTTGCTTACCTTAGTGTAATGCTTACCATCCTTTGTAAAGCTATCTTTTAGAAATCTCTTTTTGTATTCTTCATATTTTTTAGGATACTCAGCCTTAAGTTTCCTAACTTGCTCTAAGGGGTTGTTGATACTTAAGCCTATCCTTAAGTCTCCACCGCCGTAAAGCCAGCTATCAGTTACGTTCAATAGGGGTCGCAAGCCCCTACCAGCCTTTGCAGGCATCTGTATATTTCTATACAGCTCAGACTATATCTTCATCCTATCTCTAGGAGCAAGGCGTTTCAGACACCATAAGCTTGTGCCTTACATAATAGTCGTTGCACCTTCCAAGTATTGTTGTGCGTTTCTTAGCCACTCAGGATTATCTTTAAATAACCCTAAAGCTTTGTTACAGCTAGGACATAATAAACCTCTTACCTTACCAGTCTTATGGTCGTGGTCTAATACGAGTTTTATTATGTGGCACTCTTTAACTTTAAAGCCCTCTCCACCGCATATCTTGCATCTACCTTTTTGCTCTGCATACATCCTTACGTAATCTGCGTAAGTTACACCATACTCTCTTGTTAGGTAGTGGTCGATTGTTGCTTCATCTTTACAAGCATCAGAGCAGTAACACTCACTTGGTGCTTTAGGTATAAAGATTTTAGAGCATTTCTTGCAGGCTTTAGGCTTGAAGTAGCCTTGTGGATATTTGCTTGGATGAGCTGTTTGTTTGCTCTTTGGTCTATTGAGTTTTGTATATACTAATACTTGACTTGGCTCAGGATTGTCTTTAGCATTACCTAGTAAGAGTTCCCCTGAATTAACCTTGTTTTTGTCATTATAGTTACCCATAAAGTCATCCTTAACTTGTTAGTCAAGATGAAAGTTTTTGCTGAGTTTCTTGTAGGTAGTCCAGCAGCCTTTTGGTTTGCTGTGTGTATGTCTCCACTAACTACCTCACGTCCATAAGCACCGCCATCATAGCGTGCTAGATAGTGTGAGAGTGTCCTAAGCTCAAGTCCGCTAGCGTCACAGCCAACTAGCTTGTAGCCCTTTGGCACTATAAAGAGTTCTCTAAACTCTGTTTGATACTCTCCTGCTGCTCCATAGAGATAGTTGCCATCTTTGTCTATCTTTACAGCAGGGACTTGTGCCACGTTTGGTCTTGAGTGGGTCATCCTACCAGTTACTGCTCCACAGCTATTAACATATCCGTGAATACGTCCATCACTCTCACAGCACCCTATAAGAGCTTGTGAGCCAGTAGCTAGCTGTGAAAGTCTTTTGGATATTAGCTGATACTCACAGAGCTTAGGAGCTTCAGGATAGCTTAGGTGTTCTAAGACCTCTGTATCAACCTTTGGCTCTCTAGTATCTGTATAGCTTTCAGGATGCCATTTATATTTTTCTATAAAGAATTTAGCTATATCAGCTCCTGAGCTTGGCTTAAACTCCTTTAGCTTTAGCTTTGTAAATGGCACACCCTTTATGTATCCTTTAGTCTTGTTATTGACCTTTGGAGTAAATTCTCCATCACTCTCTAGTCTTGGTCGAAACAGCTCCCTAAACTCTTTTAAGAGCTCGCTCTGTCTTTGTAAGAGCATTATGTAGAAGTCTTCAGCTCTCTCCTTATCAAACATAAACCCAAAGGCTATCTGTCTTGATATGACCTCTTGCACTCTATGTTCTAATGTAAGGGCATAGCTAGCCTCTAGGTTAAACTTACTAAGATACTCTAGTAAGGCTACGGTAACTCTAACGTCCTGCTCGCAGTAGTCGCTCATCTCTTTGCTCCACTCTTGCCAGTCCGTAGTCTCTCCATAGTCTCCCTTTAGCACTCCTAAACGTTCTCCCCAAGCTCTTAGCGAGTGTGAGCCATAAAGCTTAGTGCTTATGTTTTTCTTTGCAAGGTCTAACTCCTTTATGTCCGCTAGGGCTAGCCTAGTCATCACAAGAGTATCTAAGACGTTCTTAGGTTTAAAGGAGGGGTAAAGCTTCTTTATAGCTGGTATGTCAAAGGCTATTATGTTATGTCCGCAAACCTCTGCACCATCTAACCTTGCTACACCTTCGCTAGTATGCTCTTTGTCATATCGCTTATATTGTTTTGTATCTGTGTCATAGATAGTCATTGTGTGTATCTTGGATAGCTCATTTAGTAAGCCATCAGTCTCAATATCAAAAACTAGCATTTCTCTCCTTTCTGCTAAAAGTCTGTGTTCTCCACTTTGGTCTCAACAACCTTTAAGTGTTCGTTGTCATCTTCATCTATTGCTTCTAGCCTACCTGTCTCTCTGTTATATCTTAGGCTATCTGCAACGCCTGTTATACCTATCTCTCTGTTCTTTAGGATACGTAGTGTTGAAATGTCTTTAGTATCTCCGTCAGCTTGTTGGTTACGCTCTAGGGCTATTACACTATCGCTTAGTTGCTCTAGTGCTCCACTACCCCTTAAATCTGATAGGCTTACTTGAGCTCCTTCATTAAAGCTACCTTTGCTTGTTCGTTTAAGATGAACTATTGCATCTATATGGCAACCTGTCTCTTCTACAAGTGAGCGTAAAGAAGTCATAAGCATATCAATGTCCTTGCGTTCATTGTCGCTCTCATTACCACTTATAGCAATGCTTATATGGTCTAAGAATACGTGAGTTACTCCAAGACCAACTACCATATAGCGTATCTCGTTTAGTAGATGTTCGCTCTCTAGTGAGCCAAAGTGTTTATAAAAGACTATCCTGCCACTATCAAATAGCTTAGCCTTAGAGGCTTGCCACTCATCAGCAGTAAGTACGCTTGGGTTGTATCTTAGTATCGCTAAGGGGATATTGTTATCAAGAGCTACGAATGCTTGAGCTGTCTTTTTAATGTTCTCTTCAAGAAATATCATACCTATCTTTGCACTCTCATTTGCAAGCACAAAGTGATAAGCTAACTCACGAAGTATTGTTGATTTACCTATACCACTACCAGCAGTCCAAATGATAAGCTCTCCACCTCTTGAGCCAAGTGTCATCTCTTGAAGTCTTGGATATGGATAAGCTATACCCTGCTTAACAGGTGCTATAAGCTCCTCTAGGTCTAGCTCATTTGAGCTTATGATGCCCTCAGGTCTCCATACCTTAGCCTCTTTAATGTTCTTATGGATGTCTGATAGCATACCTTTTACTAGCATCTCATTAGCGTCCTTACCACCACTCCAATAGCACATCTTTACGCTACCTGCTTTAAACAAAGAGGCACACTCTAGCATTGCTTTACGTCCTACCTCGTCATTATCAAGAGCTAGGATGATAGTCTCATATTGATTTAGATAGTCAAGCTGTTTTGCTAGAGCCTTCTTAGCCCCTTGAGCTCCGTTAGGTATGCTTACTACTGGTCGCTTGTTGTTATAGACTTGTGAGACACTAAGGGCATCTATCTCTCCCTCAACGATGATGATAGCATTTGCGTTCTCCTTGCTCCAAAGCTGTGCTCCATATAATGGGAGGTGCTTATCTCCAAGTACTGCAAAGCTCTTATCAGGGTATCTTACCTTCTGAGCCACGACCTCTTGCTTATCGTTATAGTAGTTTGCTATCTGACAAGTGTTGCCTTTGCTATCCTTGCCTATCTGATAGTTCCAAAAGGCACAAGTAGCATAGCTTATCTCTCTTTTGTTTAGAGGTTTGATAGTGCCATTAGCTATCATAGTGCCTTTTACTTTTGGCTCAGGTTTAGTTGTTTGTTGTTGCATTTCATCTACCTTTCCTACCTTTTCACATACGAAGCAGTACGTAGAGCCATCAGAGTATATAGCCTTACCATCACTACTACCACAGAGCTCACAAGGCTCGTGCCTCAAAAAGTCTGCCATAGCTATCTCCTTAGTTTTACAGCTATGTCTGCAAGATTTATAAGGCTCTCTCTACCACTCTCATCTTCAAGTACTAGAAGGTTTGATTTGTAGATACCTGTTATGCTCCCTTTCGTTCCATCTATAAGCTCTACTCTGTCATCAATCTTGAAGTTTCTTATATGAAAGCTACGTTGTCCTTTGAGGGCTTCTCGTTTCTCTGCTTCACTTAGAAGTCTCCAAGATGGGTCAAGATGATACTCGGCATACTTGTTGCCACTATACTTTGACCTCTTTATCCTAGTCTCTATATCCCAGCCTTTATGCCTTAGGTTGTGTATGTGATATGCTAGAGTTGAGCCTATTAGTCCTAGCTCTCTTGTAGCTACCACAGGGTTAAGCGTAAGCCCTAGCTTTAAAAACTCAAGGACTTGTTTTTCTTGATTGATTATTATTTTTTTACCCATTGTTTTATGTACTCCTTATTAGTAGCATTAACAGGCTCAGCTATCCAAGCAGGAGGGATATGCCCCTCACTACATTTGATGCCATTGCTTCTGCACCACATCGCGTAGGACGTCTTAGAGCCTTTGTTTATCTTTTGGTCTTGCTTTTGAAACACGAAGCGTATGTCTAGGTCAGGGTAGTTAGCCTTGATAGCTTTATGCTTTTGTCTATCAGGACTTGTAAATCTACCCTTTATTTCTACGATGATGCCGTTGGCTAACACAAGGTCAGGCACATAATGCTTAACCTTTTGTAAGGGTTGGTAAGGTATCTTTACAGCTTCATAGTCATACTTGATGTTAAACTTAGTTAGCTCATCAGTAAGAGCTGCTTCAAAGCCACTTCTAACTCTCTCACCTTGTTTGTTTAGCTGTGGCTTAGAAGTCCTCGTCATTTACCTCGCCCTCATCTGTGTCATCGTCTGCATCCATAGACGGAGTTGAGCTGTATCCTTCTTCTTCTCCAAAGCCATAGTCTTTAGCGTCTCCGTTACCACCACTTACAAGGTTGATAATCTGTACTGCATTTAGATAGAGCGTTACGCCATTGTTTGTGCCATTGAAGTATCCGCTAGGACTGAAATTAACTATCATAGTAGTGCCATTGTAGATTGATATAGGCTCTTTGATTTGCTTTAGCTTGCTATCAAATACAGCAGGAGGTGTCTTCTCTACTCTCTCGCCTTTCTTATTTACAAAGGTAGCTTTAGCTTTAAACTTGAATATTAAGTTGCCTGTCTCATCGCCATTGTCATCAGTCTCAGGCTCAAAGCCAAGATGCTTAGGCTCTTTCTTAGCTTTCTTAGGGTCATCTAGGGTTGCTTTGAAGTCATCATAGGTAGCCTTTATCTTTGCTACTATCTCTTTTACCTTTGGATTTTCAGCGTTTAACACCAAATCTACGTGATACTCTCCATCATCTTTAAAGCGAGTATCAGGCTCATATAGCCAGCACCATCTAGCTTCTCCAATAGGTGTATTAAGTTTTGCAAGTTTCTTTTTAGTTTCTGCCATAGTCGTTCTCCTTATATAGTTTGTAGCAGTTGGTCTAATGAGCGAATATATTTATTCTGTCTCATATAAGTTTCATTGTTGAATAGCCTCTTAACCTCTCTTTCATACACTCTAGCAGGTGCATCTAGTGCATCTGTCTTTGGTCTTATGAGTGTTTTTAAAGAGATGCCTTGAGCTATCGCCTCTTTTAACTGACACGGATGTAGCCCTATTGCTACGAGTTCCCAGTAAAGCTTAGTGTTTAGCTGCTCTCCTTTCTTTAGTTTGTGATACGCTGTTGTGATTGTTTTGTTTGAAGTCATAAAACGCCTCCTCAAGGTTTTTCTTCCAATAGGTGGCGTGTGTTAGGGAGTTGTTTTTTATAAAATGGTATGGATTAAGATTAGGTTAAGCCCTAAAAAGATAGGGCTAAGAAAAGAAGTATGTAGAGTTTAGGACTTTTGTAATATCTAAGTTGCCTTGTTTAGGTAGCTCAGGGAGCTTCTTAGCATTCTTAGGGCTAAGCTGTGATGCTATCTCGTCTCTAAACTTTGCTAGGTTATTTTCACTATACATCTTTACAAACTCTTCACGGAGTGTATCACGTAGAGTATCAGTGTTTCCAGCGTGAGTTGCAAAGCTATCGTGTATCATTGCAAAGTTCTCTACACCTTTATTAAGACAAGCATCAATCGTTAGGACTAGATGTGAAGCGTCCATTGAGTGTATGTAGTTAGGAGATTGTCCGTTAGTTGTAACTCTACTATCTATCTTTTTATCGCTATCTTTTGCCTCTTCTTCTACACTTAGTCTCACTCTAGTGCCTCCCCAATATGTTTCAACAAGCTTTGATGTTAGCTTGCGATACTCTTGTTTTACCTTGAAGCCACTTGGAGTAGTCCAGTATAGTGGCTTATCTTCTTTTGTTGCTACTCTTGCCACGTCCTTTAGAAAAGCCATAGCATCCTTTGAGGCTACTACAACTTTCTCTATACCTTCTCTGTTTCTATCTGCTAGATATACACACATCTTAGCAAAGCTTGTATCAACAAAAGTGTAGTCTTTTGGATTAAGCTCAGATAGTAGCTGTTCTTTCATACCCTCTCTACTAGCACCATAAGGAGTAGTCATAGTATTTCTCTTTGTTACACTTCTATCAACTTTCCCCACTAGAGGTTTAGCTTCAAGCACACCATTGGCTGCATCTATCTCTACAACCTTTGAGACTTCTTTTGCTACCTCTGCATAGATGTCATTGGGTTTGTCCTCAGCTCCGTTGATAACGTTTGTAGCTAGTGCTCCCCTCTCATCAAGAAGTAGTGCTGAGAAGTGTTGTATGCCACTACAAGAGCCATCAAGAGGTACAGGTAGATAACTAATAAACTCAGGGCTATATCCACTAGCTACATAGTCGCTCCATTCAAAACAAAAAGCTAGAAACTTAAATGACCCTTTTGCTTTAAACCACCAAGTGTTTGCGTAGGGGTCAGCAGCCACTGCTAGAATATCTTTCTCGTGAGCCTTCGCCCAGCTCCATCTCTCACTCATAGGGAGTTTATCATCTCCAAAAGCATTAGCTCCTAGCATTGAGAGCCATTTAGCCCCTTCAGCTCCTAGAGCTACGCCGTTAGCAAACATAAGAAGAGCCTTAGATAAGTCATTACCTTGTGGGTTAGGACAACCACCACTTTGAATAGGATATATTCTGCCTCTCCAGTCTAGGTTGTAGCAATAGTAAAACTCTTTCTCGTCCTTAAACTTCATAGCAGTTGCTATCAAAGACACAAGAAGAAGTCTTTTACCTCTATCACTTATCTGTTTTCTATAAGTTGCTCTACTTATCCTTTTCCAGTCTGCATAGACTTCAGGATATGTAGTTTTAAAATACTCATACTCTTCATCAGTAGCATTCTCAGGTAGTTCAGCAGGTCTAGGGATAAATCCTAGCTCAGTTCCACTTGTTATCTCAAGCTCAGGTATCTCTTTATCGAGCTCTATGAAATGCTGAGCTACCTCTAGCACTCTCTTGTTTATACACCAAGCAGTGTCTTGTAGTGCATTGATAGCTCTATAAACCTTTGGCATCTCATAGTCTTTTAGATAATTACTAGGCTTACCTGAGAGGTTCTTTACTAATGGTACTTGTAATACTGGAGTTAAGAAACCACCAAGCTTTCCTGCTTCGTGTGGTCTAGGTTTAATAAGCATAGGATAGAGTATAGGAGTAAGAAGCTCACACTCTCCCTCTATCTTTGTTAGGTATTCTCTAAACTCTTTTGTAGGAGTAAGTGTCTTTGATATTCTATTAAAGCCTTCTCTCTTATCTCCAATCTCAAATACACCAGTAGAAGCTATAAGGACGTCTAAGAGCTTCTGACCTATCAAGAGTTGCTCTTTAGTGTCTAATGTTTCTCTTGTAAAGTCCTCAGTCTCATCCATAAATCTATGAAAGCCTTTAGCTATCTTTTCTTTACTTACACGTTTTTGTAGTTGGCTTTTAATATAGAAGCTAGCAGTTATATCTATCCTTGAATTAACAGCCTTGTAATTCTTTATATTTAACTCTTCCAATAAAGCTTTAGCTATGGCTGTGGCTACGGAGACCAATCTAACCTGCTTAGTGCAGACACTATTAAAGATTATCTTTAGAGTTATATAGCCAGCCTCAGCATATCCTATACGCTCTATAAAGTCTTTAATAAATCTTTCATTATGTGTTAGCTTACTTTTCTTATATTCCATAAGACCTTTCATAAAAGGCTGCATAAGTTGATAGATAAGCACTGAGCTAACCTTAGTCTCTCCATAGCCACCTCTAGCTTTAGCAGTAGCTACTTCTTTTCTTATCTTCTCAACACCTTCGTTGATACCCTCAAGTTCAAGATTTAATTGTCTTTGCTCTAGTGTCATATTGTCCTCCTTTATGGACTTCTAGTAAGACCAAGAGAAAGACAGAGAGTTCTATTACCATCCTATGGATATCTAAGAGTAATCCTTTACAATCCTTTACCCCCTCTCGCCTTCTCCAATAGGTGGCGTGTGTTAGGGAGTAAAAAGATTAAAATCTTCACGATTAAGATTAAACTAAGCTAACAATAGTAATAAGAATAGGCTCAATTCTTCCTATTAGTCAAACCTATTAACGACATAAAAAGGTAAAAGTTTAGGGCTAGGGGCTTCCTGCATATTTCCCTATTAAACTAATAAGAATATCACAGAAAGCCTTAAGATTGCGGGCTCATAACCCGAAGGTCGGCGGTTCAAATCCGTCCTCCGCAACCAAATACCCATTTTATCGGCACTCCGAGCCACTTTTTAAAATGCTTAAATTACTCTGAAATTGAATTAAGCAAAATTTCGATAGTTTCTTTAGATTTTTTGACGTTTGCAGTTATATATTTTTGCGTAGTAATTATATTTGTATGACCTAGCGTAAATGATACTTGCTCGATAGGAATTTTAAGATAATTAATTGAGTATGTGCCTATTAAATGCCTAATATCGTGCAATCTTATCTTTGGCAAATTATTTCTTTTAAGAAGTGAAGCCCAACTTTTACGCAAATCTTTAAATTTATCATCTGTCATAGGATTAATAAATACATAATCATTTAGACGTTTTTGCTCTTTAGCTACTATATACCTTTTATAAAGCCTAGTATATAGCTCATCGCTCATCTTATAAATCATATCTCTTTTCGCCTTGTTGATCTTAAAAGGGATAGTATAAGTCCTTGTTTTAAAGTTTATATCACTAAATTTAAGGCTTAATACTTCATTTTTACGCCTGCCGTGAAGTAAGAAAAAGAATATATCAGAGCTTGCATCACTATTTTCACAAATAGCTTTTATAAAGCGTTTTTGAATGGCTATCGAATAATCAAAGTATCTTTTATTGTCAAATTTTGGTAGTTCAATAAAATCGCAAGGATTTTTATTTATTAACTCCAA